AGGTTTAGAGCATGCTGGTAGAAATAGAGCATTATTAGAAACATTAGGACCTAATCCTAAAGCTATGCTACAAAAAATTATAAAAATGGAATTAAGAGAAGCCAAAAGAAAAGGTGATATTAAAGCAATAGAAGAATTTAATAAATATGATACAAATGAATCTAATATGCTATGGTGGTTATTTAAAGAAGTTGATGGCACTACAAGAATACCTGGTAATGTAACTGCTGCACAAATATCTTCTACATTAAGAAATATACAAAATATGGCTAAACTAGGTATGGCTGTTATATCATCATTAACTGATATTCCTAACCAAGTTGCTGAATTAAAATATCAAGGTGTCAATAGATTTAAAGGTTATGGAATAGCATTTGAAAACTTATTAAAAGGAAGAGGTGCTAAAAAATCTGATAGAAGAAAAGTAGCTCAAATGTTAGCTGTTGGTATGGATGGTATTATTGGTAATACATTATCTAGATTTAGTGCTAATGACTTAACACCTGGAATGTTTTCAAAAGCACAACAAGCTTATTTTAAATTAAACTTATTATCACCTTGGACAGACGGTCATAGAGTTGGTGCTGTATTAATGATGTCTAAAAATCTTGGTGATCAAGCTACAAAAGATTTTGCACAGTTAACGCCTGAAACTCAAAGATTATTAACTATGTTTGATTTAGGCGCAGAAGAATGGAATAATGTAATTAGACAAGCTATCTATAAAGCAGATGATGGTAATCAATATATTGTAACTGATATGCTTGAAGCATTATCAGATGACGTATTTTTAAATTATCTCAAGATAAAAGAACCTAATATTAAGATGCATAGCCCAAGTAAAGTTGCTAGAACTAAAGATAGATTAGTATCTGCCCTTGGTGCATACTTTACTGATAGAGCTGATTTTGCAGTACCAATGCCAGGAGCTGCTGAAAGAGCTGTTATGAATATGGGTACACAAGACGGTACAGCATTAGGTATAGCTTCTAGACTATTCTTTCAGTTTAAATCATTTCCGATTACTGTACTTCGTAAATCAGTTGGTAGAGAGATATATGGTTATGGTGCTAATTCATTTAAAGAAGGTCTTGTTCAAGGTAAAGGTTCATTATCTGGTTTAGCTCACTTTATTGTATCTACCTCATTATTAGGTTATCTGTCATTATACCTAAAAGATATTGCAAGAGGTAAAGAACCACGTAAATTTAATGATGATATGAAACATAATATATCTATTATTAGTGCTTCAATGGCACAAGGTGGAGGCCTTGGTTTATATGGAGACTTCTTCTTTGGTAATTTTAATAGATATGGTAGATCAGCACTAGGTACATTAGTTGGTCCTACTATCGGACAGTTTGATTCTGTAATTGAGATATTACAAGCATTAAGAACAGGAGAAGACCCATTTGCTAAGATGGCTAATTTTATACAGGGAAATACTCCGTTTATTAATTTATTTTATTTACGAATGGCAATGGATTATTTAATATTATACAATATTAAGGAATGGCAAAATCCAGGTTATTTAAAACGGATGGAAAAAAGACTTAAAAAAGAACAAGATCAAAGGTTTTATATTTCCCCTAGTCGTGTTATAAAGAGGGGTGGAGACCCAAATATTCCTGGGATAGTAGGAAAAATGATTAAAGAGGCAAGTAAATGACGGTATCGGCACAAAATAGTTATATCAGTTATACTGGTAATGGATCGACTTCTGCGTATTCATGGCCATATAAATTATTTGCAGCAGGCGATTTAAAAGTATATACGGTTGTCATTGCAACTGGTGTAGAAACATTACAAACATCAGGAGGAGCTGGTACATATGATTATACTATTTCTGTTAATGCTGATTATTCAGGCGCTACAGTCACATTAAATAATAACCTACCTACTACGCATAAGGTATTTTTAACTCGTGTTCAAGCATTGGAGCAAGCGACTGATTACATTGAAGGTGATGCTTTTCCAGCTGAGACACACGAACAAACATTAGATAAGATTGTATTACAATTACAACAACATGAAGAACAATTAAAAAGATCATTAAAATTTAAACAATCAACTGCTACAAGATCTGAACCACCTATCCCTGAATTAACAGCTGATACATTAATTAAAGTTAATAGTGCAGGTACAGGTTTCGAGACTCAATCAACAGTAGACGTAAGTACAGTTGCTGGTATAGCTAGTGATATTACAACAGTTAGTGGTATCGCTTCAGATGTAACTGCCGTTGCAGCAGACGCTACGGACATCGGGACCGTTGCTACAAATATAGCTTCAGTCAATACGGTTGCAACTAACATTAATGATGTTATTAAAGTTGCTGACGATTTAAACGAAGCTATCTCAGAAGTTGAAACTGTTGCGAATGATTTAAACGAAGCTACATCAGAGATTGAAGTTGTTGCAAATAATATTGCAGATGTTAATACAGTTGGTAACGCTACAAACATAGCTAACATATCAACAGTTGCTGGCCAGATTTCACCTACAAATAACATATCAACAGTTGCAGGTATTGCTCCAGATATTACTACTTTAGCAGGAACATCAGGATTAACTACGTTAGCTGCAAATGCTGCTAATATATCTATTGTAGCAGGTATTAACGCAGATGTTACTGCGGTTGCTGCCATAGATTCTGCAGTATCTGCCGTAAATTCTAATGCTGCTAATATTAATGCCGTTAATGCAAACAGTGCTAATATTAATGCCGTCAATGCAAATTCTACAAATATTAATACGGTTGCTACTGACTTGGCTGGTTCTGATACAATAGGAACCGTTGCTACAAATATTGGTCAAGTTCAAAACTTTGCTCAAGCTTATCGAATCTCGGCGACAGCTCCTACAACAAGTTTAGATATTGGTGATCTATGGTTTGACACGACAAATAACGTAATGAAAGTTTACTCGTCAGGAGGTTGGATTACTGCAGCTTCTGCAATCAATGGTACAGCTGATAGATTTACATATACAGTATCTTCATCAACTACTACTATAACAGGTCCTGATGACTCTGGAAATACTTTGGCTTATGATGCTGGATATTTAGACGTGTATCTTAACGGGGTTAAGATGGTCAATGGTACAGATGTTACTGTTACATCTGGTACATCTATTGTATTTGCTTCAGCAATAGGAGCTTCTGGTACAGATGTTGTTGACATTGTAGCTTTTGGTACATTTCAATTAGCTAACTTTAGTATTAATGACGCTAATGACGTCTCTACTTCTGGTGTTACCGATGGTCAAGTATTAGTATATAATTCTTCTAGTAGTACATTCCAACCTGGCAATGCTAGTAGTGCAGAGGTCTATGGTTTTAGTGTAAATGCTAGTGGAGAGCTAATAGTTACAACAACAAACGAAGGAGCGGATAATATAGATGCTGCTACTTATGCTACTTTTGATGACGTATTATTCGCGGCAAGCGGATTTACTTTTAGCATAGACAGCGGCGGAAATTTAATAGCAACAGTTTAAGGTTTACTTTACTAGTAAAATTTAATATAAAAGGAGTATTATGGCAACAGTAAATTTAGGATCAATAAAATTTAATTGGCAAGGTGCATACGCAGGTGGAACAGCTTATGCTGTTGATGACGTTGTATCTTACAATGGATCAAGCTACATTTGTAAGTTAGCATCTACAGGCAACTTACCTACTAACACTACATATTGGGATCAAATGTCTAGTGCAGGTACTGATGGAACAGATTTAACAACAACATTAACTACACAAGGCGATATTTTATATCGTGATGGTTCTGGTCTTGCTAGACTTCCTGCAGGTACAGCAGGAGAAGCATTAATCACAAATGGTACTGGTGCAAATCCTTCGTGGGGTTCTGTTGGTGGTGGATTATTACAGATTAAAAGAGCAATATACTCAACACAAGGTGCTTCTTTTAATAGTACATCAGGTTATTCAGCAACACCTCTTGCAGTTACAATAACACCAACAGCATCTGACAGTAGCTTTTGGATTAATGCAGTAATGAGATATTCTTATAGAGATAATCACGATACAACAGTTAAATTTAATGTATCTGACAGTCAAGTAGGTTCAACAACAGCTTTATTTTCTGAAGTTTCTCATACTGGAACTGGTGTTGGAAATGTATTTTTTGGATATGGTTCTTATGCTGCAGATGGTGCAGTTGATGATTATTGGCTAGAGCAAGGATTAATTAGTGGTATGTACACACCTGCTTCTAACAATGGTAGTGCAAGAACATTTTCGATTATTGCAAGAAACAGTTCTATTGGACAAATAAAATGGAACGAAACTCAAACAACAGGAAACGTACAATCTAGTGGTGCAGTATCTTGGATAGAGGTTTGGGAAATTGCAAATGGAATTTATAGTTAATAATTTAATAGGAGAAAAAATAAAATGAATATTGATAAATTAACACCAAAGCCAAATTTTGATACAGCAATAAAAGAAATCAATCCTAATGCAGAATTTTCTGCTGAAAATATTGATGAAATAGTTTGGTTAAATGGCACGACTGAAATATCAAAATCTGATATTGAAAATAAACTTGCAGAATTAATTGCAGATTGGAATAAAAAACAATATGCAAGAGATAGAGCAGAAGCATATCCATCAATCAAAACCCAATTAGATGACATATATCATAATGGAATTGATGGTTGGAGAGCTACAATAAAAGCTATTAAAGACGCAAATCCAAAATCAGAGGAGTAAAACCTCTATGACTAAAGCTCGAGATATTGCTGACTTTAAATTTGAAAACATAGTTGATACTGGTACTGAAGGTACTAGAGTTGCTACAGGTACTACAGCACAAAGAGGTAGTACAGCAGGTCAATTAAGGTTTAACTCTGAAACTGGATTAGCTGAATATTATACTGGTACTGCTTTTAAAGCTATTGATGCACCACCAACAGTTTCAAGTGTTGGTAATACAAACATTGAAGAAGCAAGTATTGCTAGTGGATTTGATTTAACAATTAGTGGTTCTGGTTTTGGTTCTGGTGCAACAGTTAAATTTATTGGAAATGATGGAACAGAATATAATAGTCCAACAGTTACAGTAAATTCAGATACTTCAATAACAGCTACAGTTAATACTTTATTAACTAATGCAAACGAACCTTATGATGTTAAAGTCACGAATATTTCTGGTTTATCTAATACTTTAGCAGACGCATTTAATGTTGATGGAAAACCTGCTTGGCAAACAGCAAGTGGAACAATAGCTACCATTCAAGATAACGCTACTGGTACTCATGCAACAGTATCAGCAACAGACCCAGAAGGTGATGCAGTTTCTTATTCTGAAACTGGGGGTACAGTTTTATCTACAAACAACTTTTCATTAAATAGTTCAAGTGGTGCAATATCTGGTGACCCAGTTGATGTATCTGGTGCAACAACACACACTTTTACTTTAAGAGCAACAAGTGGAACAAATACTGCTGACAGAAGTTTTAATATAATTGTTAATCCTACATTAGATGGAACAACAAGTGGTAGAGCATTTTCAAGTATATCTACATTTAATTCTTTAGGAACATTATCAACAGCAGGTTATTATGACAGATATGTCACTTTAAATGGTGGAGTTTCAGCATATGAACAAAAAGTTTATTATGATGGTACTGATACTTGGTATGTAGTTTCACCACAATTTACAAGTGGTGGATTAATTTCTAACAGTATGTATGGTGTTGCTAATGACCGAGCATCTGATGGTTCATTTAAAACAATTTGGCAAGCACATAACAGAAGTGTGTCTTGGAATGGTACTTGGAGTTATTTAGGAACAACAACTGTTCAAGATTTAATAGGAACAGGAAAAAATAATGTAGGTTCAACTGGTGCAGTTCCACTTGGAGATAGTTCTTCACAAGTTCTTACATCATTAGCGTCTTTAACAAGTTTTTCTACAATCAATTACTATGACCATGTTGCAGGTAGTAATTATTCTAGTGCAACATTAACAGCATTAAGAAATGTAGTTACAGAATTAAATTATAAAACTGCTTGGATGAGTATTACAGGTGATGATGATGGAAGTGGTTTCAATAATTATGGTGGTATAGGTTGGGATGATGGTTCAATATTAAATAATCCAAGTTTTAATGGAACACCTGCTACTACACATATTAAAAATGCAAGTGGTAGTATTCAAAAAGGAATGGCAGGTCAAACTAATGATAATGAAGCTATGGGTGTTACTTTATGGACACATAACGCAGGTTTAGCTAAAGCATCAGTAGGAACAGGTGGTAATTCTGGTTTTAATACATTTGGTGGAAGTGTAAGTTACACAGGTGGTTTAAAAACTACTGGACATATTTTACCTGCTGAAATTGCAGGTGAAACTGGTGGTTCTTCTACAGTTGTTACTTCACCTTTATATAATTCAACAATAGGAAAACTGAATAGTAAATTAGTTTTATTAGTTAAATAATGCCTAGAAAAAAGATTACATCAAAAGATTATGCTGAAGTAAAAAAGGATAAGGAAAAATAAGATGAAAGAAGTTTATGATCTAAAAGTCGAGGTTACAGAGGTTAAAGGTGACATAAAGGTCATAAATCAAGATCTTGCTCATATTAAAAATAATCACTTAGCGCATATAGAAAAAGACGTAGCAGGAATTAAAAAGATCATGTGGACAGTAGGTCTTATGATCTTTGCAGAATTAATCATATTAATAAAGCCACTCATTATAGGGTAATAACATGGGAGATAGTAACCATGGTACGATGGACAGGATTTGTTCTAGCTATGATCTCGGCATACATGTTGTCGACAGCGAACCTCGGAATTCAACATTGGGGCTGGCTAATAGGAAGTGTATCGTGCATGATATGGGTATACGCCGGCATAAAGGACAGGGACATTGCACGCGCATTAATGGAAGTGGTATATTGTATACTAGCTCTGCGGGGTGTGATCAACTGGTGGCCCTAAATGCAGGACTATTTCAAGAGTATGATTATAATAATGAATATGAAGAATGTGATTGGAGGCAATAATGTGGTTGAATATAGCAGCTAAATTAATACCTGGAGCTATAAAAACAGGTATGCAAATAGCAAAAGTAAGAAGAGAATCAAGACGACTTGAAGCAGTCGCAGAAATGAAGCACATGGAAAAGATGGCTTCAGGAGAAGTAGAATATCAAAAAGCAGTAATGCAAAACAATCAGCAGGGGTGGAAAGACGAGTTTGTGCTCATCTTGGTTTCAGCCCCAGTGATGTTATTAATTTGGTCGATATTTAGTGATGACCCTGAGATAATGGTCAAGGTAGAAAAGTTTTTTGAATACTTTAACAATATGCCCTTCTGGTATCAAGCATTATTTATTGGTGTGGTATCAGCTATCTATGGATTAAAAGGAGCAGACATTATGAAGAAGAAGTAATGGCTAAAACCCCTAAGATAGGACTTGTTGTACAGTATACAAAAACTCATAAAGGCACTAGTATAGGCAGAAAACCAATAACTAGTACTATGAATAAAAAGAAACGAGCAAGTTTTAAAAAATATAGGGGCCAAGGAAGACCATGAAAATAAATGAGAATACTAATATAGGACTACCTTTACGTAACTTAATAGGCTTGATTGGTGCTATCATTGTTGGTGCTTGGTTTGCATTTGGAGTTATCGAAAGATTAAATAAATTAGAAACAAAAAATCAGTTATTTGAAAAAGACTTATTAGAGGCCTCGGTTCAAAAGCCCATAGACCAGGAACAGTTTATGATATTAGAATGGCAAGCAAAACAAATAGAGAAGATGCAAAAACAATTAGAAGATAATGTGCATACAGGCGTAATGTTAAAACAACACACAGACGAAATTACAAAATTAAAAAAAGATATTGAAAAATTAAAAGATGCAACAAGAGATATTAAATTTGCCAATGGCAATGGAAACCATTAATGATAAAATTAGTATTTGCATTATGTTTATTTATAAATGGTGAGCTTGTAGAACACAGAATACAAGACAGTTTATCTACTTGTTTAAAAATGAAAAGAGAAGCTACACGAAACATGGAAATGAACAATAAAACATTTATGTGTGGGGAGGTAGAGGCTGAGCTTTACAAAAATGTTGATGGAAGCTATAGTATAGATAAAATTATTAAAGCAAAATGAAAAAAATAATTGGCTGTGCTTGCGAGCATCTAGCAGTCGCATGGCTACAAGAAAAAGGTTATTATGTATTTAAAGGGGCTCAAACTCATTGTCCTGTAGACCTCGTCGCAATGGACCCAAAAACATTTAAAATAGAATTATTTGATGTTAAGTTAGTAGCAAGAAGATCAGATGGCTCAAATATAAATAGAATACCAAGATTAAAAAATAAAGGTATACAAATCTTATCAGTTGATTTAAAAAATAAAAAGTGTAGAATTGTTCCAAAGAAGGAGAAAGTAATATGGTCATAAGAGAGAAAACAGATACAATAGTAATACATTGCGCAGATACACCAGATGATAGAGATGTAGATGCTGCAACAATAAAGAAATGGCACGTTGAAGAACGAGGCTGGGATGACATAGGTTACCACTATGTAATAAGACGAAATGGTTTAATAGAACCAGGACGAGATGTCAAAGTACAAGGAGCCCATGCTAAGCAGGTTAATGGTACATCAGTGGGTATATGTATGGTAGGCAGATCTGAATTTGATGCAAGACAGTTTGAATCACTAAGAGATTTAGTTCAGTCATTATTAAGACAATATCCTGATTGTAAGGTTATTGGTCATTGTGATGTAGAACCTAAGAAACCAAATTGCCCTGGGTTTGATGTAGCTAAATGGTTTACCGAAGCCATTCCTTCCATTCATCGCCCATAATCTGTCTAGCAATATCTTTTTTAGCTTTGAGGGACTTAATGATCTTATCATCAACAGTCCCTAGAGCTGTAATATCTATATAGTGAACGTTTGATTTTTGTCCAATCCTATGGGCACGGTCCTCGGACTGCAGCCTGTGTTCAAGGTTGTAACTATTGCTATAATAGATAACAGTATTAGCAACCTGTAAATTGAGGCCAAACCCCGCGGTTGCTGGATTAGCAACAAAAAATTGAGCCGTACCTTTTGTAAATAACTTAATATTTTCTTTACGTTCTTTATCACTTGTATCTCCCCAGTATTCAACAACCGCATCAGTGCCATGTTGTTCTCTTAGTTTCTTTGCTATCTGTTCTAAGTCTGCTCGATAACAAGCCCATACAATACACTTATTATCTATCTCTTCTGTAACTTCTAATAAAGCTTCAATCCTATTATTTTTAATATGGTGTGTATGACCATCATTATCTATAATATGACCACAAGATATCTGATGTAACTTACTTAACATAGATAGTTTATTAGGAACGGTAACAATACCTTTCTCTAATTCTGTAAGACAAAGCTCTTTCATTTCTTTATAAGCTTTTTCTTGTTCTTTCGTTAACTCGACGTAACGATATTGGTAAGACTTTTCTGGTAGATCTAAACATTCATCTTTCTTAACTCTAAAACTAAATTTACGTAGCATATCATTTAACTCATCTGTTCGTTGGAATCCAGTAACTTTCTTAAATGATCTATTACCAAGATTCATATTAACCATTATTGCATATCTATTTCTAAATGAATAGAATGAAGAGAAACCTAGATGATATTCATCAAGAAAATCGCATTGACTATATAAGTCTAATGGATCTCGCGTCACGGGCTCTCCTGTTAAAATACGTCTGTACTTAGCCATACGACCAAGCTTAATAATAGCTTTAGTACGTTTAGCATTAGGATTTTTTATAGTTGTTGATTCATCTACAACCATCATAGCTCTGCTTGTATTTAAAAAGCTTGTTGCCCACTTAACACCTTTAGGACTACTAAATGCTTCAACATTCATAATGACAATACGTAAATCATCTGATGCTCTGACAATATCTTCAAGATACATCTTATCTTTTTTACGTGGACTTGCTGACCAGATAGCATAACGATATATAATATGCTCTGGTAAGTGTGTAGGTATCTCGTTTAGATGCCAGTTTCTATATGCTCCTTTTGGAGCTAATATTAATAATGAATCAATCTTTCCGTTATCATATAGATAAGCAGCAGTATCTAATGTCACCTTAGATTTACCTGTTCCCATCTCCATGAATAATGCAAATGACTTCTCTTCTTTTGAAATATCCCAAGCTTTGAGCTGATGTTCAAAAGGTTCCGTTTTAAATGGGTATATCTTACTATGCATAGTCTCCTTTTCCGTTGTCTATGGTCATCTATGGAGCAGTTTTATAGATCAAAATACATGTTTGTGTTAGGTTGCACAATATGTAATGATCTTTTTGCCCGAGTAACTGCGACATAAAAGACCCGAATTTCGTCGTCAGGAAGTGAGTGCATCTCTCTATAAGTACGAGGAGCTATATCCGTTATTAACAGGACATGCTCAGCTTCTCCACCCTTAACGCCGTGTATAGTACTAATCTTAATCCTCGGCTCTTGATCAAGATTTTCTCCTCTCTGCAGCAGCATTATATAATATTCTCTGCGCTTTGTATCTATTTTATTTAACCGTTCCCACCAATTTCCGCTTTTTAATTCAAAGTCATTTATAGTATAATATGCCTCGGGGTCAATACCACGCGGACAGCGGGTCACCATATATTTATATATTAACTTAATGCCGCTACCCAATATTGATTCCCCACTAGATAGTCTATTCCATTGACTAATGGCATTGAGTACCTCAGAATTTAAAGGTGATCTTTTTCCTAGTACAATGTAAGGATAGCCATTCTTAATGCAGATGTTTTCTAACTCATTAAGCATGTAGCCATTTCTAGCTAATAGATACCAGGACCCTTTAGATATATCTACATCTTCTGGGTCCATGTACCAACGAATCTCTCCTGTTTCTGTACGTGGTTTAAACTCTTTCTTAATCCTATCTTTAATTCTTAGATTTAATTTATTAGCTAATTCATGAACAGTGATGGGAACCCTATACGACTGGTCCAATACAGTAGACTTACCTTCTAATTTTATAAACTTATCTACATCAGCTCCTGCCCATCTGTATATTGCTTGATCATCATCACCAGCTACATACATAATCTCTGTATCTTTTCCGATTTCATTTATAATATCCCATTGTATAGCAGATAAATCTTGTGCTTCATCTACAAATAATATTCTTAATTTAGGAAATAATTTCTGTTCTAGACATTTTACAAGCATGTCTGTATAGTCTATAATCTTACGCTTATCTTTATACTTAACTAAAGCTTTACTAAGTCTTTCTAATTCAAACCAGTTAACAGCATCATCATTATACTTGTTGTATATATCATACAAAGGTTTTCTCTGTACTCGGGCCAGGTTCTCTAGAAAGAATAATTTATCTCCAGTCTTCATACCAAAGATCTGACCTTCTCCCATGTCAACACCGCCATCTACTTCTAAACCTAGCATCTCTCCTAATTCTCTGTAGTGTGTAGGTGCCATGACATGACTACGTTTTAGATTTAATTGTTTAAAACATAAACTATGTATTGTTCTAAAATATGGAATATCATCTTTTGTATAGTCAAACTTAGTGAAAGCTCTATCTGCTGCTTCATTTGCAGCCTTTCTTGTAAAGGCAAGATAACCAATATGACTAGGCAAGACGCCTTCTTGTAGATGTTTTTCTACTAAACTTAATAACTTTGTAGTTTTACCTGTACCAGGTGGACCTAATATTATGTTGAGGTTTTCGTGCTGCATTTACATTCTCTCTCTTTACTCTCTTTTAATTGTTTTTTCAATTCGTCAACTTCTTTATAAGTATCTCCAATTATTTTTCTATGACCTTGACTTATTTCTCTATTATCTTTAAGTTTATCTTCTAGTTGTTTTATTGTATTACCAGCTTTACGGCATTGTTTTTGTAAATAATCTACTTGTTTTTGTAGCTTTTCACAATCTTCATTTGTCATCATCTTATTTCTAGTTTCTTTTTAGCAACAACACATCCTGTTGGAAATACATTACGATCACTCCATTCATCTTCTTTTGTATCATATGTTGATGCAGTTATTAAATCTTTATCATTATCTTCTACAATAAAACCATATGTAATTTTAATAGCTGGTTTCATTGCTTTAGTTTCTGTTGTATTAGCATGACCGCTATCACCAGTAATATCTTCCCATGTTATCTTATGCAAGATATATCTCTTATCATTAACCGTTATTTCCTCATATTTAGGTTCCCTCTTTCTAGAAGGGGATTTCTTCTTCGTCATCACTCACATCCTTTGGTATGTCATGTCCTGATTCTTGTTTAGCAAAAGCAGGTAAAGACCACAAGTTTACACCTTTACCTTTTATATTCCAGAAATGGTGCTCAGCATCTCTTTGTTTTAATAATGAAGTAACTTGGTGCACTTTAAACTCTCTAAAATGTTGACGATCAAAGTAAGCCATAAGATCTGATATTCTAAAATAATGTCTATCTTCTTCTGTCCATGGTTTACCAAGTAGTATCTCATCTTTACTTAATGCTTGTGCTCTGCTTGTACAGAATCTTTCTATTAATTCAAACAACTGACCAATAGAACTAGCGTCAACAGGAGCTTCTATGATATTTAGATTTTCAAATAATGTATTAATCAATTGATTCCATGCATTATCATTCATCTTACCAGGCATCATATTTAATTTCTCCATACATTTCTTTTGAAACCGACGCTGATTCTGTAAGTCATCTGTTTCTAGCTCTATTCTACCACTTCCTTCAATATCAAGAAACCAAATAGGTGGGTTAGAGTTATATTTTGTTAAAGAATGTATAGCAGGCATCCGCCCGTCGTTTCCGATCCCGTGCTTTCGGAGTTTACAAACGGACGGATTACAATGTGGAGCAATAGGAGCTCTACTACAAGTGTACTGATATGTCTTCTTGCCAGCTGATTTAATGACTTCCAACACTTCAGCACTTTTTAGAGGAGGGTCCATGAACTTAATATTGAACTCTTCTGTCTTAGCCTGCCATTCGTCAGGATAAGCTTTACGAGCATACACAGCCATATTAAATAGTCCATTATTCCTTGTTCCTTCTGGAAAGCCTTGCTGTGTTAAGAATTGTAAACAAGGAGGACCTTCCTCGATCTCAGAGTTGCTTTTAACCTGGAGCTTTTCCAACTCCATTTGACTTAAGAGGGAGTTTGATGCTAACTCTAAGAATTTTTCGGCAGAGAGTTTATCTCCATTTTTATCGACAGCATAACGATCCGTGTCCAAATGATTAAAGTAAGGCATATTAATCCAGCCACCAACGTCGCCACGTTCAGCTAGAATAACAACCTGTTTAGGAAATATTTCACTTCCACCGAAACCTAAACCTGCTGATAACTCTTCTAATTTAGTTTTCATTATTTGTGCAGGTATAAACTCTTTACAAAACATATATAAATGTACTCCACCAGATTTAGATCTGCATGGTACAAAAGGTAATTTTAAGTCTGATAATTTTTTAGCTAAGTCTTTGATGTCAAAATTAGCATAGTCATCTATGTCTATTGCACCAAACTTGCATTTAGATTCATCATTGATTGGGATAATACCTATGCCTTTCACACCGGCTAGGTGATCTTTCCAATGTTGTATAGTTACTGTCTCTCTAACAGTAATGGCCTTGCCCGTCAGCTTTCCATCGGCACGGGAATCTTTTATTTCGTATGTACCGTGGGCTCGTTCAAGGCCGGCAAAGAGAGAGTTAAATTTATTCTCCATAACCGGCCCTGTACTTTAGAAGTCTTTTTTACTGTTTACTTCTGTCTCCTCTTTAGCAGGAGGTGAAACTTTAACTTCGTTTGACCTCACAGAATTTGAGAAAACTTTAGCCATTTGATATAGATTAGTGTCGGTCACTGGACCTTCAATAGCTATATCCCAACCATGCCAAGACCCCTTATCATTTTTCTCAGCAATAGATTTCATTTTATACTTGTGACTAAATGAAGCTGGCGTAACCATTTTCCCGTCTGATGTTGGAACCTTTAATCCCATCATCATGCTATTCCAACGTCTAGCTTTTTTAAGCTGAGTTGAACTCATACTGATAACAGCTTGTTCAACGTGTTTACCATCCATCATTATAATAAATTGATAAGCAGTCTCTACTAAGATGTTACCATTTTCTAGCACCACTTCTCCTCGATCATTCCGTGGACCGGTTGTAAGCTTACTGTCAGGTGTATGTTCACCAACATAGCCTCCACCTTGTTCACGGGGTTTCCACTCTACAAATGATCTCTTGTAGCCACAAGGCAATACAGTGATCTCGTTGTAAAGCTTACCAGACACACTATTAAAAATCATTCCAGGTTTACAACCGTCAATGGTTTCAATTTGTGGACTAGTTTTTTGGATCAAAGAGATAAATGGAATAGCTAGATCTGCAGTTGTCATTTTTTCTAGACCTGCATTTGCATCAGCAGCAAAATCAATTACTGCTAACTCCGTACTTTGCTTTTTAGCAACTTGTTTATTGTCCATGCTATTCTCCTCTCTTGATTTTAGCAATTTGCCCTATATGAACACCCAACAGATCATGAGGTAGGGCTTTCCCCTTCTCTGTTTGTTCTCTGATAAACGCATTAAGAGACTGCGGGTGAACAGACTCTTTATCAGTGAAACTTATACCTTTTTGGTTTAAATATTTTTTAATATTCATGGCTGATGCATCTTCACCTTTACCAAAAGAAGTTTTAATTTCATTTTTAATTAAGTCACCATGGCCTTCTTTACGCATCCATGCAAAAGCTTCAGGTTGTTTTTCTTTTGATATATGACCTCTATAAAAATTTTTAAGATCAATCTTAAGTAAACCGTCTTGTGTTTCAAATTTAGAAATACCTATCTCATTAAGCATGTTAGGTAAATCTTCCTCTTCTAATCTACGTAATTGTTCTTTTGTAGATTTTACTGCATCTTCTTTTATTCTTAGATTTTCTCTGACTCTGTCAATCTCATTTGCAAGATTAACGATCTGCGTCATTTCTTTGTCATTACTCATTTGTTGGCCTCCCAAATATATTACATTTTACAGGATAGTAAATCTTTTCCTGACGATCCCATTTTAAAAAATTTACTTTCCCATTGTTTACATCACTAGCTATTGCACCAGCTATTGCTATTGCAATTGGATCGCCCATTGTTAAAATATAATCATCATCTTTGTAGTCTTTTAAATGTCTACGCAAACGACTTATTGTAGGAGCCGCAGACAACACAACGTCGCCTGGAGGTAACATTAATTTAAGCTCGCCATACTTGGCTGCAGGCAACACATTTCTATTTGGTACCTCTTGAACTATATATACTGCCATCTCTGCTCTCTACTCATATATTTTATTTTTTATTTTATCCCAATCCCATGGTTTTGAAAATGAAATAAAATTTAACTCATCAATGTCAATTGAAACCTTATCACTTTTTGTCGGTTTGTAAACAGATTTAATTACAGTTTTTGCATCTGTTATATTTATTGTATCATTTTTTCTCATAATAACTTTGACATTTGCATTTTCTTTTACAGCTTCATGCATCCATGCAATTTGTGTATTTTGAAACATAACCTTATTCCCTCGTCCAATCTTCAATTCTAAGAATATTGTCTTTCCCTTTCTTATCCACAGACAGTCTGGAATCCCCGAGCTTACTAGATTTTCTATTCTGTTTTTTAGACCTGGTAGGTTTAGTTTTAGAAGCTGAAAAAGGTTTTTCTCTGTCATCTAATGTCAAGTAACCATCAAGCCAAATTTTACTAGCAAAAGCTTGTAAAGCAGGGTCTTTAATAGAATCTTTAAAGTTTGTGTAATCAATATCAATTGGAAGTGCTGCATAAAAAGTAAATAACTCTTGTCTAGTTAATATAACTCTGTATCTGTAGTCACTGTTTTCAGATTGAATAATAGCTTTGTCATTAAAATAACTCTCTAAATGTTCTTTTCTTCTAGCTCTAACATAGAATGCATCTGGTGAAGCATCTATTATTTTAACTATACTAAAGAACCCGTGATTTGTAAATACCCACATTATTTTACCTCTCCCCATGATCTGCCTTTTTCAACAGACACTTTTAATGGTACCTCTAGTTGTACACAGTTTTCCATAATATCTATGATCTGTTGTAAAGGTTTACCGTTGTTATCTTTATATGACAAGTCCAATTCGTCATGAACTTGTAGATGAGGTACAACTCCCATCTCCTTATATAATGTAAGCATTGCTTGTTTTGTCAAATCTGCTGATGCTCCTTGTATCAACGCATTTAATGCTTTATGTGTATAAGCTCTTTTTAATGGTCTACCATGCCATACTTCTTTTGCATCAGTAAGTCTCAATGGCATTTCTTTATTTGGCCATTTTAATGTAGAATCTGCAGGTTCCCAAAAATTAAAGTGTCTTTTTCTACCTAGTAGTGTCCTAATCTCGCCACGTTGTGTAACAGCAGCTGATGCCTCGTGCATTAATCCTTTTACAAATGGGACATTATTGTGGTATTTTTCAAGCAGAACTTGAGCTTCGCCATAATTTAAGTTAAGCATCTGTCCTAGTTTAAATGTGCCCATACCATACATGATACCTAAATTGATAACTTTAGCGACTTTACGATCTATTCCAGCCATCTTTGCGACCATTGTATGGAAGTCCGCACCTCTGTCTCTGTATTCATCAGCAGCTTCTTGTGCACCTCTGATCTTTCTTAATGTTGCATAGTGTACTAACATTCTAGGTTCTTGTTGATTGTAGTCTAACCTAATCCATTGACAGCCATCTTCAGGAATAAATAAGCTACGTATCATTGGTCCCCAATACTCATCTCTTGCTGGTATCTGTTGTAGATTAGGGTTACTTGAACTAAATCTCCCAGTCCTCGTACCGTCAGAGTCTTTACGCAACTGGTGAAACTGTGCATGTATACGATCACCAACACTCATATCAAGACAGACCTTTTGTATAAAGTCTCGTCTCATCTTATTTACTTTTCTATATTCTGCAACTTGGCATAAAAATATTTCTTTACTAGATGACATAAAGTCTGCAGTAAATGAAGGGTTACCTGCCTGTGTTCTTGGAAACCATATCTTATTACGTTCACAAACAAGACCTAGTTGATCATTACTCCAAGGTTCTACTGCAAAACCAGCATATTCTCTGAGCTCATTTAATAATCTTGATTCATCTTTTTTATATTGTTTATTAAGCTTTTCAGCTTTAACCATATCAATACGTACACCTTTAAATCTCATATCTAAGATTAATGGTATAAGCTCTGTCTCTAGTTTAAAGATACCTTCAAGATCTTGTTCTTTGAGAATAACTTTTTGTTTCTCAAATATCTCTAATGTATTAACAGCATCAATCTCTGCATATTCACCTACATAATGAGCAGGTAGTTTATACATCTCTTTCTTTGCATTGATATTATAAGCTTGTGCTGCTGCTTGCAACATGGATTCATCTTTACCTCTGCCTAAATATCTTTGACTGAGTGCCTCTAAGCTATATCCTTCTTTTCTTTCCTCGTCGATGAGTGGTTCTGCGATTTGTATGTCGTATTTATTCCCACCGACTTCAATCCCAACGGTTCTAAGCCATTCAAGGTCATAGAGGATATTTGCTCCAACCTTGTCAATGCTTGTTTTGAGCTGGTCTGAAAGCCATCGTAAGACACGGTCACGATTGAGGTTACCTTCACCTGCATGCCCGAATGGGTAGTACCCTTTAAATCCTGTGTCCGTTGCCACTGAAACTCCAATAAGTCTTCCATCTTTTCTAACACCTCCTGGTCCATTAGTTAATAAATTAGGGTCGTAAGTCTCGCAATCAAATGCGATTATTTTGGCTCCAGATAAGTCGGGGAAATCCTGTGGTGGGGTCCACCTCGACTCTGGTTTCCAAAGCGGTAGTTGCTGGCGTCCATTTTCTGTTTGCATTTTTCCATATCCTCTCTGCGTCTGTGTTTACGTATTCTTCTAGGTAGACGATTTCCCTACAAGATGTATTTAAAAGCAATTTTACACAAGTCACACAAGGACTTAGTGTAATATATGCTGTCTTAATCTCTTCAGTGTTACGGCATTGCAGTATTGCATTTTGTTCTGCATGTATTGCCTCACACTTTTCTAAACCTTCTCCACTTTTATAATGTGCTCCTTCACATGGTGTGGTAATACAGTGCTGCTGTCCACGGCCATTACCGTTGTACCCTGTAGCAAGTACAAAATCATGCTGATCAACCAAAACACAACCAACATTACGACGATAACATGTGCCACGCGTAGCAACAAGTTTCGCCATAGCCAAGAAGTAAGTTGTTTTACTAGGTCTACCATGTACTTTAATTTCCTGACGTGTCATCCATATCACCTGTTGGATAGTCTAATATTTTACCATCATTTGCTCTATCAATCAACCATTGTGTCAACTCTTTTGGATGGTTATAAGTTGTAATATCAAAGTTATGATAAGGTAATGACTTAGGATTTTCTAAGACACTCATTGCCTTTTCAAAATCTGATTCATATAGATGTTGACTAGCAGCAGTCAAATGAATATTGCCTAGTGGTAATATATGATCTGTCCTTAGTTTATATAATAATGAAACAAACCCAGCACACATTGAAAAATTAAAGATGTCATACGGCCAACCTAACCATATGTCACTACTTCGCATTGTGTCAAAAATATGTAGTTTATTGTCTCGAATCATGAACTGTATTGCAACAGTACATGGTATATCTTTAGAGGGCCTTGGATTTGGCCTCCAAATTGTGGCAACAGCTTGTCTTGTATCTTTATCTCTAATGAGCTCATCAACTATGTATGTTAATTGATCAATGATCATCGGACCATATGCTCCATTAAAAAAGTAACCGTCATCACTAAACTTTGAGATCATGTCACTGTACTTGGATATCATTCCAACTGTATTTCTGCCAGTTAATATAAATGCTGCTTCTGCAGGCATAAATTTATAACCTAGTTTTCTTTCTGTATATGTAACAATGGGACTTGTCATATCTACACATGTAGTATGGTTCAAAATCTCATATGTCATGTTATCTCTAGGAGCCACTGCTTTACGTTTTTTGATAATTAAAGCAAGGGTCCTAAACCACTCGTCATTTGCGCTTAAGCCGACCATAATGCCTCCTTTATGTCTTGTTTGATTTGATCGTAGCCTTTACCATTAAATCTACGATAATATTGTGGATGCTTGATTGCTTGGAACTCAATGTCATGCTTTGACAATGCCTCTTGTGCAATGTTACCCATAGCAATAATTTCGACCTCATCTTCTAATTCCTCTATAAATTTAAGATCAATATTACCTTTATGGTCTTTGACATTTGTGTATGCACACTCATGTTCTCTTATCCACAATTCATGTATAGCTTGAGTAAAATAT